AGCCTCCGCTCGAGCCCACGTCCCCTCAGGGCTGGTGTCGTATCCGGGTGTTCCGTTACGAGCCGCCTGACCTTGCTGCTTTGCGGAAGTTGGAGCAGCCTCAGGTCGCATCGGAGTGGGGAACTTGAGTACCTCCCCGCCACCACCACCGAAGTTGGGCTGACCAGGAATAGTCGGCCCCTGGATAATCGGCTTCACCGTGTTCAGTCCGCGCCTGACGAGTTCGTCATACGGGACGACGTCCCCAGCAAGCTGAAACAGCGGAGACATCGGCTGATGAGCAACTGGCATTCTCATCATTAGGTGCCCCACCCCGTTTCAACTTGAATGGTTGTCGTGCCGGACGCCGTGATGCCGGCGACGTAGGCTGATCCATCAGGCAGCGTGAGGTAGACCTGCGAATTTGGCAGCACGCAGAAGTCTGAGATGGTAGCCACGACGGTGTTGTCTGCACCGAAGGCTATAAAGGCCGGAACAGATCCGTAGTTCGTGACGGCGACCTGTTCACCAGTTCCGCCCAGGATGACGTTGGCCGTCGCCGTCGTGCATGCTCGAGACGCGCCGCCTGAAGGCTCGAATGGGTAAGGCGTGCAGTCTATTCTGTGTGTGCGTTCTGGCATGGCGCTTCATTCATGTTCGGCGGATTTGCACCAGCCTCGTCGCAGCAATAAGCAATGCCACTTCCGTAGCACTCGGTGCATACGAGGTATGCCACAGCGTATTTTTGGTCTTCGCTGACTACGGTGTGCGTCGGAACAAAACCCATGCCCTGACAGGCCTCGCAGCGCATTAGTTGAGCTTGCGCCACTTGATGGTCAGAACGCCCGTTGCTGTCAGCGTTCCGTTCGATGTGGCCGTCCAGGCCGCTGCTGCGTTCAGGAACAGGTCGCGAGCCGCGCCACCAGACGCCTTGATCACGGGGTTGACCGTGGTCAGCGACACCTTGTTGAACACGGTGCTATTGATATCGGGGGCGACCGTAACCGCGTCCGCGCTCGCGGCGCCAGACGTCGCTCCACCGTCCATGACGTTCTCAAACGTAGTGGACAGCGTGGCAATCGCGCCAGAGGCGATCACTGTTCCGATGCCTATCTCAGGCGTGGCCGTCTTGGTGGTGCCGGAGCCAACGACGAAGCCGGACCAAGTGGCGTTCTCCACTTGGATAGCGCCGGCCGGGAGCGTGTAGAACTTGGCGCCGATGCCCAAGCTTGAGCTTTCCACAATCGTCCCAATGACGAAGCCCGTCATGGTGAGGAGGGTCGTGTGGTCGACGCCAGTCGTGTACTCGGTCGCGACTGTAGTCGCGGCTGTGGTCACCGTGCCAACGGATGCCGCGGCTACGCGTCCGGTGACGCTGTCAACGTCGGCGCCAATAGCAGCCAGCGTGCGAGCGCTTCCGCCGGTAGGCGTCACGACGAGGGCGCTTGGCTTCAGGCGGCGCGGGAGTACTGTGCTGCCGATAACTCGATCAACGCGGACGTAATCGTTAGTGTTGGCATCGCCTTCTGGCAACGACAGCGTGGCTGAATTGGTGGTCATTTCTGATCTCCAGACAGGCGAAGTGCCTTCTTCGGTTTGAACTCATCGCATACGAGCTCCGCGCGGATATCCCCGGCGACCAAGACGCAGCGATTCGGTTTCAGGAAGTTTGTGCAGCGGCCACAGCACTGCTCATCGGTAGAGCCGCCATAGCCAACAGCTCCCTTGCTGAGTAGCTTAGGATACGATTGCAGCGGGGCTCAGAGGCACATAGCGCATGAAATGCTGCCACGTCCCGGTGGATGGCCCGCCTGTATATGTCGATGTGATGATGCCTGCAGGAACTATGACGCCACCCCCAGTCGACGTCGTCGGGCCCCACAGATACACACCAGCCGTCTGCGTGATGACGAGGGCGGTCGATAGCGCGGTGAAGTTTGCATAGACAACGCCACCAGCCGCAAACGCCGCAAGATCGCCCGATGCCCCAGTGAAGTCAGTCGCAGCTTGGCCGCCGGCCGAACCGTCTGCCGTCCACTTCAACGTCTGTGCGCCCGCACCGTTGGCCGTGATGCAATACGAACACAGATCCATGATGCGTACCGGCCCACCCGAAATGGTGAACACTGTCACTCCAGTGGTGATGACCGCTGCTGTGGTGGAAAGGCTCTTATCGAATTGCCCTGCTGGGGCGCTCGCATAACCGCTCATGGCTAATCTCCACGGCCTTCGGTAAAGTGTACAGTTCCGCCACCCGCCGAGGTGATGCCAGCAACGTGAGTGACGCCAGGGCCGACCTCGAGATATTCGACTGCGCCAGGTGCGATTGGCATCGACGTGGCAACGGCAGCAGTGACAGTCGAGATGCCGAACTCGATGAAGACCACGACTGCTGTGCCGTTGAACACGCGCACGGTACGACTGCCCATCACGGATGTCGCTGTCGAGGCGAAGACTGGCAGCGCCACCGCGCTTGTCGCGCTGGCAGCGGTGATATTCTTCGTCGTCCCGACTGGGGTGAAGATGTTGTCACTCATTTCGATTTCGCTTTCGGTTTGGTGGCCACTGATCGAGCGGCCCTGGTCGGACGGTTGAGGTTCTTGCGTCCGTGGGACATTTTGCGGCCGTTAAATCTTTTTGCCACCAGGATCACTCCGGTTCCTTCTCAGCCAGGACATGCTCGATGCTGCCCTCTGAGGTGTATTCTATCTCGCGCCAGCCGCGCGGAGCTTCCTTGCCTTGAAACCACATGCGCGAGCCAACGCCAAAGACTGGGGTAGGAGATCCGCTAATCACCCTGTCCCACTCGGCCTTAATCGCATCATCGTCAGGCATCGCGTTCCCTCTGTCGCTTCTTGAGTGCAACGATCTCAGGAATGGTCATGTTCGAAATGATGCGCCCGTCAGGCTGCACCTCGAGGACGTGGTGCGTCTTGATCACCTCCTTCTTCAGAGGCGCGACATGAGGCAGCATCATCAATTGCCCAACCAAGCCTAGCGCGTCGACCTGATCGTCGTGCTTGCCGGCGGGAAAGCTGAGAAGCTCTGACCTGAAGGTCTCGTACCACGGCGCCCTGATCGGAACGTAGAGACCATGCAGCGCCATGCGGCCAATTATGGATTGTGCCCTGGTCGCCTTGTCTCCCCGTGTGGGAAACTGCTGCCGATAGGTGAACGCCTTGCGGTTCACCATCTCGCGCGCGAGGAATGGACCCACACCAGCCCTGATCTGCCCAGACTCCTCGGCCCAGGAGATGGGCTTCCAGTCCAACACCAAGTCACAGAAGCGGTTGACCCAGACGTCAGAGGATGTCTGCCCTCGCCACAAATCCAGCAGCCAGGGGCGCTCCTCGGCGTCCACGCCCACAATCATGTGGACCGTGTAGTCTCCACCGTCTGCCGTTACGGCGTAGTCGGATGCGCCGTAGATACGAAGTGTATCTTTGGCTGGCGGGGTCTCGTATGGCCTGAACCACTCAGCCTTGAATAAATCTCCCTCTTCCGGCGCAGGGCGCTGCTGATAGAGCGCCGACCACATCATCGGCGATGTCTCACGCTGTCGTGAGCGGAGATAGTCACCATACGGATAGGAGGGATCTGCGTCCCACAGATACTCGCCGATCTTGCGACCGAGCGGATCATCCTTCGTCTCGGCAATGGCCGGGATCGAGATCACTCGCCCCTTCACCACGCCGCTTTTGATTTGTTGCAGCACCCTGCCGGCGACGTCTTCCTCATGCCAGCGAGTGTTCATCAGGATGCGCTTGGCGTTTGGCTTCAGTCTCGCCGAGAAGTCATCGACGTACCACTCCCAGCGCTTCTTCCTTATTGTCTCCGAGAAGGCATCCTCGCGAGAGCCAAACAGGTCGTCCACCAGGCCAAGGTCAGCACGGAAGCCAGAGATACCGACACCAGCACCAACGCCGTAATACTCGCCACCTGACCGTAATGCCCAGCGAGTGACAGCGGCGTTATCTCCCGCGAGCTCGACGCCGAGCGATGGTCCTTCAAGTGATATATCGTTGCGGACACGGCGGCCCCACCTCTCTGCAAACTCGTTGTTGTGGGTGGCGGCCAGGATCGAGTTCTTCGGGTGGTTGGCGAGATACCAACTCGGGAACAGGATCGAGACGTATGTGCTCTTGGCTGACCCCGGCGGTGCAAACAGCAGAAGCACCTCATCGTCGCCCTCGAGGAAGGCCTCGATCTCATCGATGATCAGTTGATGGTGCGGCGCCGGGGTGAAACCCTTATAGCGCGCCCAGTCAGTGAAGTTGAGACGGATCTGCCGACGTATCAGCAGCCAATTCGCTGCCTCCTGACGCGATAGCGGCGAGTTCGTCATCTGTCATTTCCTGTGCCCGCCTGAACTCTCCAGCATTGCTGGTCGAGAACTGGGGCGGTCTACCCCAACCGCGGTCGAGGAGTTCTTTTGCTGCCGCAACACGCGCCTGTGGCGGGACTGTCTGCACCCCATCATCGTTGATGTAGCCGTTGCGAATCTCAACGAGAGCCTTGATGTTGGCTTCAGTCTCGGCTCGAGCGAGCTGCGTCACGCTGACGATCGCCTTGGGCCTGCCGCCGGGGTTTCCCGACACGCCCTTCTTGAACTTCGCCGTTGGTTTTGGGTTTGCCATTGTTGTTTGTTTGCTGTTCTGAGCAAAGGGCGCTCTGGGAACAAAATCCCAGCATCCAGCGATCTGCTGGGATGCTCGCGTTGCTGCTGTTGAAACGATCGGAGTGCATTAAGGTTTAGAGGTCACAGCGCGGCACCCGAC